AGCATGAACACGAACAACAAAACCGACGATAACAAGATGATTAGGTGCAACTGGCTTGATTCTTGTATATCCACCGGACACTGATGTTGAAAGGTAAAGAGTGTCGCCCTGCGTGAGTGCGTTACCTTCTGAATCGGTGATGGTGTTCAATTTCCGAATCAATCCAGAGGTGAGCACGTACCCTTCCGCACCCGATGCGATAGATTCGTCCACGAACCCGAATGTGTGGTTTGACGTTGCCTCTGCGTCTGCTCTGGCTCTGTCAATCTTGATTCGGTTGCCCTGTGCCCCTGTAATTTGCACAACAGTGCCACGAGCCATTGTCGTAGCGGATCCGTTGAAACACAGTTCGAATTCGCTCTGACCAATCGGTAAAGTAGAATTGCCGCCTTTTAGAGTCAACATCAAAGTGCCGTCGCCGTCGTCGTAATACAGGCGACGTGCGGCTGCGGCAACCGGTGCAATTTGAGGGAAGTCTATGTAATCAAACTGACGTGAATTGCCAGATTGAATCTCGGCTTTTGTATCAGTTGAGCCAAGCGACAACGCAAGGTCGTTAATCGCTTGATTGATAGCAATAACGTCTTCTGGCAACAAATCATAGACTTCATCCATGATTCGTTCGAATGCCTTAATCGCTTCATGGCTAGGGAGGAACTCAGCCAGTTGATTACGGGATAAAGGTCGTTTCCTAGACATTTAGAGGCTCTGCAACAACTTCTAATCGTGCAATTGATATGTGCGCATCACTTGTACCCTTGAAGCGCTGTATACGCCAGTTACGCATACTCCCTTGTTGCAGCCAAACAATGCGTTTGGTCGTATCACCTGACGCACCGACCTTTGCATACTTTTCCTGACTGTAAGACAGCCCATCAATCGAATATGAAGTGCTAATTTGCGGGTTTGTTCCTACAGCGACACGACCTGTCAGACTGACCAATTCAAGCGAGTGAATGATTGCGCCTCGCCCCTCGTTATAAAAAATCTGAGTACCAAACTCCCACGCAACAGCGTTACCGTAATGCGTCGAGATAGTCGAATCGATGTAGCCGTGAACGGCACTGGTCGGGTCACCGACAAGCCATTTGTTATAGCACCAAACAAAGTTACGTGCCCGATATTGCCCAGTTGCGCCAACGCCGCTAGTTAAAACAAACCACACCGGCAAACTTAATTCTTTTGATGCGCCACCGTCATAAACAATCGTGCGGTTCGGCAAATGGACATACAGAAAATTGTGCGACTTGTACGAAACGGCTTCCATCACTGCAGTAGACAATTGCGTTTCTGTGTACTCGGACAGAATTTCGTCGATTTCACGGCTTGATAGTTTCACACTCTGACCATTTGAGCCAACCCAAATAGATACCGATTCATTTCTAGCCCCGCCCATGAATGCGATTGCATCCATAAACACGCAGCACGTGTGCGTACCGATTGCACCACGCTGAACCTGTGCACCTTCAATGCGGCTGAATGGGAACAACTCCCCGCCCACGTTTTCGAACACCTCGATGGTGTGGCGGTTTAATGCGTAAACTTCATTTCGCACTTTCAGCAATGCAACAACCGGGTCCGGGTCGGCTTCGGCGCTGCCGTACTTCAATGGGTTCACCGCCAATGGGTTGTTTAGTTCAGTGACAATCAGGAATTCACCGTCAGTGGTCATGAAGTAACCATCGACCCAAACCACATCGACAACCGTCCCGATATCTGGGTCTGTCACTTGCGTGAATGTCGTCCCATCGTAGTAATACAGTGCGCCACCAGAGGCAACTGCAAGCCTATCGAATGAATAATCGAACGTGACTTGCCCAGACCCGCCAACATCGCCCAGGACAGTCGAAACGCCCACCGAGTCGATGCTGACAAGTTTCGTTCCCATCACTCGATAGCAAACGCCGTGCCACTCAATGCCGCCACGGTCTACACCGACACCTGTACCGAGTTGCATGATGCCATCAGCGGGGCGTAAATAGCCTTCACTGATGCCGTTTGACTTTGGAACGAAAACCAGATTACGGGGGTAAACTGTGCGTAAATCTGGTTTGTTGTCAGTGTAAATACCCTGTGAAATTGGAATTTGCATGGCTCACCACTTCGCCTTTGAAGACCACCAAGCCGCCGACATTTTGCCCTTGGCGATATTTTTCGCGTGTCTGGCCTTGAACGATTCCCGCCTGTTTTTATCGGCCTCCGATTCTCCTTCTTTCTTTGGAGAACCAGACACTCCCTGCTGACCGAATCGAATTGTTTTGATTTTGTCGCCTTCCTTGGCAACAACAACATGAGATTTAGTCGGGTGCGACGGTGTGCGCTTGGGCTTATTAAACCCAGCGACACCGGCTTTTTCTAAGCGAGAATCTTTTTTCATTCGATTTCGTAAATGGCTTTTACTTGCTGAATCACATCATCTTCGGTCGGCAACTCTTGGTCGTCCTTCCGTTCAATTTTGTAGGTTCCGGTACGAGTATCAGCATTTTTGATAACCGTGACGTTAGCATAAGCACAGCCGTTGGAACGAAAAATACTGTGAACAATAATTTGAGGTTTCATATCTTCTTTCATTACGGTGCGGTGTAACCTTGGAAGTTAGCACGAACGGTACCAGCCACAGACAAGTTAGCATTAAGTGCCGTGTTTGCGGTTGTGGTGATTTCGGTGGGGAACTGAATAAGCACAGGGTCGTTCACTGGCAAAGTCAAACGCCAACGTTCTGTCGCCCCATCGAGAATAATCAATTCTGTAACAGCAGCACCAGTATTGATTGCTTGCAATGCTGTCAAATGACGTTTGATGCCTGCGCCACCTGCGGCTGCAATTGCAACTGCCGTTGTGGTTGTCAAGGCCAATGAAGCATTGAAACCCGCTTCTGGAATTGCATACGGCTTACTAATCTGTACGCCAACAGTGGTAGTGATAACGTCCGCTGTATCGCCAGTTGCCACGGCAGTATAGTTAGCAGTAACAGCACGGCCTGCAATCCTGTTCGGGTTACCAGACACAGCAGCATCGTGCGCAGCAACACCGGCAACAGAGTTTGCAACACCTGACAAAGTGACTGCCGGGGTTCCGGATATGGAAGTGGTAAGACTGCTGTTGTTCACAACCACAGGAACCGACGCCATTATGTCTGTGCTCGCCCTTGGCATGATTTCCACTCGTTCACGCTCATAATCAAAAATGCGAACGAACGAAATGCGCATCGAAGTGCGTTTGATGACTGCACCAGAACATGGTGTCGAGGCAAAATCAAACGGCGGGAATGAAGTCAAATACCATTCAAGCGTCAATTGGTTTGTTGCCACGTTCCGCACACGCCAGGTGCCTTCCAGACCGGCTTGAGTGCCACTTGATACGTCAGCCCCCACAACGTCCACAATGTCACCAATCGACAGACCGGCCCAGTTGCCACTTCCGGTCAGCGTCAAAATGCCTGACGCCATGGTGGCGTTTGTAATTGATTGAGCAGTGTATCCGAGTGCGGAAGGAAGATTGCCACCGTAAACAATGGCAATCAAACCGCCAAAACTGGTTGCCGTTGCAGACGCACCAAATACAACAGTGAACGTCACCGAGTCAATAACAGATGCAACCTGAACAGCCGTTGTCTGGTTAGCAAAGTTTGTCTGGTCAAGAATGCCGTAAACCGTAATGAAATCGTTTGTTGTCAGGCCATGGGGCTGATTTGTAACAATCGTTGCAGTGGTACTTCCCGCCTTTGTGGCTGAAAAAATACCGGCGCCAACAGGTTTTGACAGCGCTTTGTTCGCGGCAAAACGGAAACGCAATTTGTATTTTTTGTCAGGGTCTGGAACTACTTGCGTCCGCATAGCGCGAGAAGTATAGCCACCTGTAATTGTGTCGATTATTGCATCAGTCCATTGAACACGATCTGCCTGCAATGCAATGCGCTGTTCGTTTGTCGGCGTCATCACATACGTTGCAGCAGTGTTTACCAATTGCACAGATGCGGTACTACTAATTGTGGCTGAATGGTTGCCGTTGAACGTGCCAGACGGAAAAATGTCACCAGAATTGGACTTGATGAAAAACGATGCGTTTGTTACGGTCGTGTTTTCCAAGCACATCGAGGTGCCGTTTTTCTTCCGGCCCATTGCGGACTTCGGCATGACAAAGCCAGCCGTAAACGGCCCAGCCGTAACGCTCGGAAGGTTGCCCATTGGGCCAGCAACCACTGCAAATATCGTCGGTGATGTAATACCTGAAACAGTCACTGACGGATAATTCAACCGGCTATCTGGAACGCCATAGATGGTAATGCGCTGGCCAACTGACAAATTGTGATTGGTGGCCGTTGTGACCGTGAGTGTCGTTGTTGCCTGACTGATACTGGCAATTGCAATCGGAGTGTATGCCGGTAGTGATACATCATCATCAACAATTTCAACGTAAAAGTCTTGACCGACTGTGCGCTGAGAAGCATGGAGACCGATTGAAATATCCAATGGCATTTCAAATGATTCAACGGTTTCAACAATAGTGTCATTGTCAGTGTCGTTGTTGAGCGGGTCACGTGACATACTGAGATATGATGCACCGAGCGCATTTCCTTCGACGCCGACAACATCGAACCCAGTATTTGTCATCTTCCACGGTGAATCGCTGGCGTAAGGCGTGAAAGTTTCGAATGCTTCACGAAATTTTCCAACAATATTACCTGCGGTAGCAACCACTTCCGCATAGGTTCCGTCGTTCATGTCCCTGTTCATGCGTGGGACGTTATTTTCACTCTTGATAATATCTGCCATGATGCGCCCTTTAACCTACTCGATACCAAATTTTATTCACGTTGTCGAAACGCAAGCGGAAAAAACCGTTTGCTGCCAGAGTTGTAGGCGCACCGAGTACGGTTGAGCCATTGCCGTTAATTGTAAGTGTCGCCACTGACTGAGTACAAAAAACTAGAATTTCCTGACGGTCAATACAATTTGCTTGCACAGGAAGTACAAGCGTGCCCGCAGCAAATCCACCAGTGGGCGTGAGAAGCAGGAAAACACTAGATGAAGCATTGTTTACTTGAACGGAAAATCCAGTAGCAGACGGAGACACATACTGCGTGATTTTGTCATCATTTGCCGTGATACCTTCTTGGCAAAACGACTGCAAAACCGACATTGGCACGCGCCTAGTGTCACCATTATTCGTGCTGAATACCGGAACTTGGTCTCCGCCAGAAACCGAATCAAGCGCACTTAATTGGTTGATAGTTGTCATTGTGACACCTTACATAAAATCGAGTGTTGAATCATCGCCAACGAGTAATTTATCCACCACCGGCGCAAATGGCTCACCAACGGCATAAGACTTGTATCCGGCACCAATCGGGAAACCACCAGGAATTTCCATTTCTGGCGGAACCGCAAATTTGTTCAGCAATGCGTCATAAGCCATTTTCGCATTTGCTTTTGTTTCTGGCGAAACTGTCTTGCCATAAGACGGAGCAATACGGTTTGCAAGTGCAAGAAATAACGCTTCTGCTGCCATGTCTGGGATATTGGTATCGGTGTCAATATCGCTATTCTGTGGGCTAGACGTAAGCGGGTAACCGATTCTGACGCCCTTACCATTCCAAGTAGCTGCAAGCGAATCCAAACGGCGCAAAGCACTTTCTAACTGGTCTGCAGTTAAATCGAAAATATAAGGCGCAAGCCCGATTTCGTCGAAAGCCTGCTCAATCAATTGTCGCTTAGTCCAGCCCATGAAAATCAGCCTTCTGCACTTGCTTTAGGTGGACGGCCACGACGTTTTGCTTCCGGTTCGTCTGAGGCGATTTCCTCATCTTTAACTGGCTCATCTTTTGATTGTGCTTTTGCAATCAGTTCTTGCAGGCTTACAACCCAACCATCTGCAATAGCCTGTTCCAAATTTGAATCATCGACAATCAAGTAATCAACCTTCGTACCATCAACATCGAGCATTGACCCGAGTTTATAAAGCATTGTGGTAGGTGCCGGACTCATTTAGATTTACCTTTCATTTTCTTGCCTGCCTTTTTTGCTGCTTCACGCGCAACATCAAGCGCAATTGCGACAGCCTGCTTTTGCGGCTTTCCTGATTTCATTTCTTTGCTGATGTTAGACGAAATGCTTTTCTGTGAATAGCCTTTTTTCAACGGCATTTTGAACTCCAAGTAAAAAAAGAGGGGAACTTAATCCCCTCTCTTTTATTACACCGATTACGGCTGACCGAACAGGATAATGCCGGACATTTCGGGTTGCTTGTTCACAACTCCATAAAGCGTATCCAGACGGAACTTTGTGGTCAGGGTGTTAATGTCGAATTGCTTCGTCATCACCAGTTCCAGACCTTGATCGGTCGTTCCACGCATAACATCTGCGCCAGCACTTTCCGGAACGGCATAGCGACCCGGCAGAATTTCCAGTGCGTCTTTTTGCCAGAACGGGTTAACGTTTGCTGTAGCCGTGTTGAGGAACGTGATTGCTGCGCCTGCTGCGGGGGTCGCCGTGCAGTTTTTGTATTGCAATTCAGCGTCAGTGTTACCGCCACCGGAAATGATAGGGGGGCTGATCTGAACCGTGCCGGTACCGCCAGCGCCAGTGACGATTGCGGTAATGCGGAAGGTTTTCAACTGGCCTGTGTCGCCCTTGGTAATTGCGTGGACGTTATTCACGCCTGCAATCGTAAATGCGTCACCGATTTTCACAGTGCCGGAGGTCACAGTGATGTTGATGTTTTGGAAACGGTTGTCTACGTTGTTGGTTTCACCAGTACCCGCCGTGCTAGTTGCGCGTGGCGTGTAATACTGGTTTGCACCGTTAACGGTCACAGTAACACCGGCACGAACAGCCAGAGAGTTAGCGTAATCCATTTTGAAGGTTTCAAATCCAGCGATGTTACCAACGTAAGCACGCTCATATGCCGTGGTAGGCTTGCCTACCATGTTTGCACGGTTCGCAAGGTTGCTTGCCATGTTGTTGTAGTCACGGCTGGACAGAGCACAGAAACGGTCGAACTGCTGAACACCAGATTCGTTCATCAGGGCATCAGCGGCGGCGATATCGTCAAAACCAGATGCGGCTGCAGTACGCTTAACAACCAAAGTGCCTTGGTTAGCTGCAACGGTCATCAGAGAAATGTTGATATCGGAAGCAAGTTTTTGTTTTGCTGCATCGCCCAGGCGCTGCTCTTGCAGAGCGTCACGCAATTCTGTTGCGGTCATTGCCCACGGCACGGAACGACCGAAACCAATAGTCGAAGGAACCGACAACTGGGTCATATCCTTAAAGTTACTGGTCATGTTGGTACCGGCGAACGATTGTGCGACATAAGGCATCTGACGCCAAATGACGTTGTTCGTCCGCTCCATCATGGTCTGGTCGGTGTTGTAAATGCTGACGTTACGGGACAGCACCAGTGCATCATTAAAACCTTCGAGAATGTTTTCAAAGGCGACGCGTTCTTCTTTGCTAAATGCGTTAGGCATAATTTACTCCAAATTAAAAAAGTTAAGATTTCCGTTTGAGTTGCTGCTTATACGCGAACACTTTACTGTGGTCACCAGTACGAGCGGCTTCCTCTCTGAGTCGTTCAAGGGTTGAATCTACCGCCCCAGAAATTGGTGCGCTTCCACGCACTTTAGATTCCGGCGGGGGAGGGGAGGCAGTTTTTCGGCTTGTTACTTTCAATTCTTTCTCCAATCCACCGATAGCGATAGCGAATTTTACGGGGTCATTAATCTCGGAAAGTTCCTTCACCTTCTTGGGATTTTTCCCAAGTGCGTAAACGACAAGCGCAGGATTTTTCGCTCCATGCAGAATAATGCCTTGCTTGGTCTGGTCGAGAGATTCAAGCACAACACTTTCTGCTTCTTCGTAATCCTTCACTCGCAGCTGTGTACGCAACCCGTCATAGTTTTTAAGCGTGTTCTGCCATTCTTGCTCCGCTCTTTGCTGCTCGGCTTTCTTGGCTGATTCTTGCTCATCTACTTTGCGCTTGGTTTCGTACCACTGCTCTAGTGCTCCCTCAAACTGCTCTGCGTCATAGTCGAACTGTTCAAGCGTAGGTTTTGCCCCCAATGACAGCGGCTTTTCGTCCACCGTTTGAGTTGCAACTGTCTTGGCTTTCAGTTCCCGATTCTCACGCTGCAATTCTCGGTAACTCTTGCGAAGTTCACGCACCCATTCAGGTGCAGGTTCTTTTTCCTCTTGAGGTGGCGATTCCTCACCGATACTTACGACAACCTCATCATCGTCATTTGCTGCTTCTTGGCCTGCTTCGTCTTGGCTGTCGGATACCGTTTCATCGACATTTTTGACTTGCTCACCGTCATCAGCATTCATAACAATAATGTTTTCATCTTGCGTTTCCGCTTGAATCTGGTTTTCGCTTTCTCCGCTTACTGCCGTTTTTACATTCATTCCAAAACCCCATTTAACTCACTCGATTAAGGCCGAGTGGAAACCTTAAATCACATCAGGGGCAAACCCTGCTGTGGTTGCTGCTGTTGCGGCTGTAACACCGCACCAAATCTGTCGATAACCTGCAATGCCTGACGTTGGTCAATCTCGTCAATCTCTGAAATTGTTTTCATCGTCTTGGCTTGTGTTTCTTCTGCCTTGGCAACTGTCAGCACCGTATCAGCACGGGCTTTTGCAGCCTCCGCACTGGCCTGCTCTGCTGCTGCCATCATATACTGCGATTGCGGGTCAGGCATTGCGTTAGCCTGCTGCGCTTGCAGCTCCATCATTTCTTCTTCGGTCGGCTTAACCACGCCCATATTGACAAGCCTACGGCGGAAGAATGAGCGCACGTCTGAAATACCTTCGCCTTCCATATTCATCATCGCCATTGCGCCCAATACCTGAAGCGTCTCAGGATCCTGTGCGACTTGCATCATGCCTGTGAGCGCACGAACTGTTGCAGCCTTCTTGCTGCTGCTACTTGGACCAACGTCCACCGCCACATCAAATTTGGCATTGGTTAGGTCATTCTCGAAAATAACCTCGCCCGTTTCATCATCAATGTTCGGGGTCATCAATTTGATGTTAGACACCTCACCGGTATCTGTGATGGTTTTAACGCTGCGACCTTCCTCGACGAACACATCACGCGCCATACTCAGCCAGATTTCGCCAGAGCGTTTAATCGCTTTCGCCATGTTCGACATATAGATATAAGCGTGCATGTCCAGACGCTGCTGAATCATCTCTACGGCCTTGCCAGAAATGTTCGACACCATCTTCTCGCCTGACGGGTTACTGCTCAAAATTTCCTGCATGTCAGTCTCAGTGACTTGCAAAAGTGCAGCCATTGCCGGCGGGATATTAGGCGACTGTTTCATTCCGAGCGGACCACTAGGCACAATCTGCCCGTTTGCGTCCGTCATCGGGTTAATGAGCAAATACGGGTAGTTCTTGATGTTATCTTCAGACCACATGTTCTGATGCCCTGCCATTTGCTCTGGCGTAAAAATGGGCTTTTCCATGCCGCTGTATGCAGACAACTCGCCGAGTTTCGACAGCTGCATATTCTTCAGACGCTGTGCATCTTTTGCCATGCGAACATGACCCATGCACCGCTCGATATTGTCCACGAACCATCGTTTGCCATATACCGGCACGATCGGAATGCACTTGCCTGCGATATATCCGCAATCCTCGACAATGCCGTTTCCGCTCATAATGTACTTATTAACTTTACGACGCTTCACTTTCTTGGACTTTACTTCCTTTGCGCCCGTTGCCTCTAGCATCATTCGCAATTCTTCATCGTCCTCTAATTCTTCTTCGGTGTAACGCTGTTCTTTCCCGTCAATGTCCTCAAACACTTTAACGGTTTCGTAAACTTCTTCGACACGGTAATACTCAGCCACATAAACAACATCGGGAGTCACCCAATCGAACTCAGACGAACTAATGTCTTTAGGCCACGATGATGGATTGTCCCCATATTCGGCTTCGTAAGCCTGCGGGGTCATCGAATTTAGAACGTAGCAGTATTTTGCGTCCGACTTGTCTTGTCTCTTGGCGTCCAGGTCAAAGAACACGGAAGAGTCTGCATCGAAAATAGGCTCGATGCGGATCCGCTGATAGTCGTCGTCCTCGTCCTCTTCGTCCTCATATTCAGCACGGAGACGCCACGCACCAAACCCGCCTGCAACCGCTTCTTCAAAAGCATTATCGTAGGCTTCTTCGGCGCAACTGTCCTGCTCGTCTGCCCGATAAAGACCATCGCACACATCAGCCAGTTTATCGTTTTTGCTACCGTCTTTAGCAACAAAATCCACCGTAATGCGGTTATTTCGGTATTCATTGAAAATCTTGATAATTGCGAGGTGAATCTTATTCACTTCCAATTTCAGTTTATTTTCAAACTGCTCACCGAGTGCGCCTTCCCATTGTGCACCTGCAATAGAATAGAAACGACGATCTTCAAGGCATTGTTTACGCTCAGGACGCATAGCAGACTGAATCCGGTCAAAATCGGATTTAGCCTGAGCATGGATATTTGCTAATTGCTGCTCTTTTGAAATACGCGCCATTATGGTCTTTCGCTAATTCTCGCCATTATTCACCAACGATTAGACGTTGGCAATGGGACGAATGTATTTGTTTTCTTGTTTAATGGTGTTTTTTGCACAATTGAAATCGCATCGAACATCGGGTCTAACTGGTCATCATGTGCGCCAGCGGGGAATGATGACACTTCATCAAGGAATTCAGACAGCCACGGCGCATCTTGATGTATCAACACGTTACCAGATTCCATGAACGGCGCAGCATCATAAGCCCTGGAAACCTTGTCATTATTCCGTTGCACTGGAATTACAGGAAAGCCCTCACGGCGCAATGTCTGAATCAGCCCAGTTCCAGATACTTTATCTTCGACATACATACCACGCAATGCAGCATTAGATACCTGTGGCCTGCTGTCTGCCTGCTGTTTCAACCAAAAAGCCCTAGCCTGAGTGAGCAATTCCGGTGCTTCCCATTTCCCACGGATCCGGTCTAGTTTCACCGCCTGCCCAGTTACAGACCGTCCCCAGCACTGCAAAACCGAATAATCGTTCTGCTGGCTTGTCTTTTGTGCCGTGTCCACCGTAATAAACCGGAATTCGATTGCCGGCGGGTAATCGCTCCAATACTTTAGCCATGAAGTATTCAAAATGCCACCGCCACGGGGTGCCGGCCGCTGTTGCAGCTGTCCCGCTGTCCCGTATGTGCCAAGCGTGTTCTCAAGTTCTCTAACCTGCTGCTCCCCGAATCGTTCTGGAAACATCAATTCGCCTTCATATGTCCTTGGGTCTGACCACCCAATAGACGTTGTGCAACGCCGTGCTGCCTCAAAGCGCATCGGAATGTACAAATGCACATAAGGCAATTTCATGTCCAGAATGACGCCGCTTGTGTCCTTCTCGTGCAATCGCTGCATGATGACCACAATCGCTGACTTATCACTGTTTACCCGTGTCGGCAATGTCTCAGTGAATGCAATCCGAGCCGCTTCCAAATGTGCAACACTGTTTGCGGCATGAGCGGATAGGGGATCGTCCAGTACAACCCTGTCACCTCGAACTCCGGTCATACTTGTGAAGGAACGAGCCTGCCTGACACCTTTACGGGTATTTCCGAACTCCCGTTTGCCGTCCAAGTCCGATGACAGTTCCACATTCCACAACCGCTGATACCACTCCGATTTAATCAAGTCACGGCATTTGCGGCTATCCCGAATTGCAAGTCCTTCCTCGTGCGCTGTTCCAATGAAGCGCATTTCTTGCATATCTTTCGGACCCCACTCCCATGCAGGCCAGATAACACCAGTCAGGAGAGACTTCATCGAACCAGGGGGGACATTCATCAGCAGACGGGTTATACGACCATCTGTGACCGCTTCCAAATGAAGGCAAATAGCATCTAACGCCCAACCCCATTTAAGCGGCTGTGCTGGCTCTAAAACCTTCCAAGCACGTTTAGCGAACTCAGCCAAAGACCGGCGGCAAAGTTCACGCTCTACATTCAAAAGATCAATCTCTGTCAGTTGCATCTTTTGCAGCCATTATTTCGGCAAGGGTTTCAGTAGACAATTTTGAAGCGTCAAATGTAACCGTCTTGATAGGCTCACCATCTTTTCCGGTTATTTCATGTTGCTGCACTTCCTTCCACCGCATCTGAGTCTTTGACCACCAAATCATAGCCGTGGTATCGCCGCCCATTGCCTTTTGAAATAGTGTCTTTCCAATCTGACCGTTTGCTTTGGCTTTTCCGCTAATCAATTCTTCGGAAAAATGTTTTCTCAAAGTATCAGCATCAATTCCATTACGAATCAAAACGGCGATCTGCTCAATTGGTAGGCCATATCCAGACAGCGCCTCTACTTGTTTCCGCTCGGCATCTGTTGGTTTAAAAGGTGGCTGACCTGCACCAGGGCGAGCCCCGCCGTGTCCGTTTGTCTTTTTTGCTTCCGAAGTTTCAAGTTTAGGTTTGCGTGTTGCCATTATTATTAACCTCCGCGAAAGGTTTTCCAGTTTCTGCGTGTATTGCTTGCTTTCCGGTGAAGTCCTGCCAGCGCTTGACGATTACATCCACATATTTGGGGTCGAGTTCCATTAGTTTGGCTTGACGGTTAGTTTTCTCGCAGGCGATCAGAGTGCTGCCGCTGCCGCCGAATAGGTCCAGCACGACACTATTTTTGTGGTAAGTGTTGAGAATATCCTCGATTAAACCGACCGGCTTTTCGCAAGAATGAATGGTCTTGTGGACTCGCGCATAATTCCAAACGTCGGATGGTGCTGTGCTCGGGTAAACAGGCTTACCGTTCAGGCAGAGATAAAAAGGCTCATGTTTCGGGCGTGAGTAGTAGCCAATGCCAAAATTATTTTTGACCCAAATGTGCATTGCTTGGATCTTGAAGAACTTTTGCAGAGAACGCTCAAACGCACCGATCTTGGGCCAACCGGTCCAGACAAAAGCGTAAGTGTCTGGCTTCATAACCGCCAAAGCCGCAGCAAAAACGCCATCTAAAAAATCGTCAAATTCTGCGCCATCTAGGTTGTCGTTCAGAATTATGTCGTGCGTTCCGCGCTGTGGCTTGAAGTTAATGCCATACGGGGGATCGGTGAAAAGCACGTCAGCCTTCTGCCCCGCCATTAATTTCTCGACTGCATCGATGCTGGTCGAGTCACCACACATGAGCCGGTGCTTACCAAGAATCCAAACATCGCCAAGCACTGTAACCGGAGTCTGTGAGACTTCTGGAACTTCATCTTCATCGGTCAACCCAGGTTCAATTTGCTCAGGCATCAATGCTGCAATCTCATCTGCTGAAAATCCAGTGAGATCTAGATCAAACCCAAGATCGCCCAACTCGCCAAGTTCCAGCGCTAGCATTTCATCGTCCCACCCAGCATTCAAAGCCAGTTTGTTGTCCGCGATGATGTAAGCGCGCTTCTTCGCATCAGACCACCCAGAAGCCACCATAACCGGCACAGTTTTCATGCCCAGTTTCTTTGCAGCCATTGTGCGGCCGTGACCGGCAATAATCCCTCCGGCCTCATCAACAAGAATTGGAACAGTCCAACCCCATTCTTTAATACTTGCCGCAATCTGGTCTACTTGCTCAGATGAATGAGTTCGGCTATTCCTTGCATATGGAATAAGTTTTTCAATATCCCATTGCTCAACCTTATCTGCAGGGTTTGTCATTAAAATGTACTCGCCTTTCTTGTTGTGCAAACAGTTTGACCATTCGGTAATGCCTGACACGTTGTAATGTAATTAGCCAAGCAATAAGGCGAAATCACAAAGCACAAAACAAAAAGAATCTTTTTCATATTAAGTATTCTCCGCGGTTAAACGATTTGCCACCAAAGTAGCGTAACCGGCAATATCTGCCCAATGGTCTACATAATCAGCATTGCCATTCAAAATTCGCGCAATTTTATGTGCGATCATGTCTAACGCTTCTTTCTGGTCATTAGAAAGTAATTCCCATCTTTCATTGTCTGAATAATGCAGAATGATTTTTAAGTCTTGACTGATTTTTGCATGAGTTACGAACTCGCCATGAGTTTTGCCTCTTTCAGCCAAGATTGCGCTCACGTTTACATTGTCGGTCATTTTATTTTTTATCGGTTTGTTAGGCTTGACTTCAATTCGTAACCCATAAGCGGCCACACTTTGTTGATTGCGTTTTGTCTGGCCACGCGGCGACCGATCTCGTCGTCGAAGTTCTCTGGACTAACGCAGGCTGACTCACCGGTAACAGTAAATCCATTGCGCAGAACCAAAACGCAAAAGGTCAGTAGATCAAGGGCCTGAAGATCCCGCTCATCTTGCTGTGGTTTCTCACGCCCGACATAAGAGCCATCAGCAATAGCTCCGCGTCGTCCGTCTCTTGCAGTAAAGTAATGCTCCGATACGATGTTTGCCTCAATGTCGACCAACGTGATGCGCGGCGCGGTCATGCCATTGGCTTGGAGTTCTTTCTCGATGTCTTGGTCGTTCACGGTTATGCCTTTCACAAAATTGCCGCCACTGAGCCGGGGGCGTGCGTCCGGTTTGCGAACGAATATTGTAAAAACTGATTGATGTTCAAATTGTAGTTTACGCTGTAACTTCATTAACACCCAATAAGCGGATCGAAACATTTGTCCGGTCACTGGTGCCATACCGTTTTTTTACGGTCAAACAGACCACTTGCTTATCATCAACCCAAACAGTTCCATTGAGACCGTCTAAAACCGCTTTAGCGATGTTGTCAGCATCTGGCGATACCAAGTGATGCTCCATGCATTCCGATGCTCTCTTGCGCTTTTTTGCCGACCACGATGAAGGCGGCAGGAACTCGGCCTCGATAACTACCTCGCAGGCTTGTTCAGTAGCCGGTGCGTTTCCGATAGCCTGCTTTGCAGTCCACGCCACCAGCTGCTCAAAATTAACGGTTTTTTCAGGCGTGAAAGCGCGAACAAAACCGCCCTGCCTTGAGAAGCGAGGGCGACCTTTTCCAACCGGTTTGCCGGGTATGGTGAACTCAATCATGCTCAACCAAGTCTTTTTCTTCGATTTCGTCTTTTGCCCACCAAGATGTGCCCGGCATTGACGGAGTGCGATAGAAGCCGTTTTTATCGGGTGACCACCCCAAGGTATTCAGTTCACTCTCGGAGAGGCATCTACGCATGTCTGCTCCGCTGGAAACGCCATGCTTACCAACACGGTGCCTGTCGAAAGCGTGATTACTGCGGAAATACAACCCACAGCCTGCACATTGGTTTTTTTGTCCGGTCAATTTCATGTTCAATTCCTCTCGTTAAATATCGTTTTTGCCGCTTCTCTGGCCTGTGCTGCTGTCGGAAAACTCTTGATGATGTTTTTCCCGTCCCAAAGCGTGAACTTATCAATTCCACTGCAAACCGCTCTGGCAATGTGAAAACGTTCGTCATGTGTTGCCACGCTGTAATCGCTTGTTTTTTTCCATTCCATCACGCACCCCTTTTCATTTTTGCAAGCACGTCTCTCATGCCTTCCATCGCTTTGCGCCCAACGTCTAGGTTTTTAACAGGCTCAGGGAGCGATAGGAACGGCTCAGGGACGCTCAAAGGGCTTTGCCTATGCATGGACATAGCCTTGTCTAGGCAAGCCTCCCAGCGCGTTCTATTCGCTTTGTAGGTATCGTTCATGATTTCGTGTGCCATATCGCAGGCGGCAAAAAAAACGGCAGGGTGACTCCAATCGAAATTGGACCCCATGCGCCGAGCATAAATCCCCCTTGCTGCCTCAGCGTATAAAACCTCATACTGCAACTCTGGGCGACACATTGACTTGAACTCTGCCAGTGTCGGAGGCCATTTCGTGCGTTCCGCAGCATATAGCCCGTTTTTAAGTTCATCTGGCGTGAACTCTGCCAGTTGTTCCGACCAAAATTGTTTGACCTCGCCCAGGTTCATTCCGTCGAATTGGTCTGCAAACCGGTTGCCGTGATACATGGTCATCAGCTTAAAGATTCGCTCTACCCATGCGACGGGCAGCGTTTTTGTGTCAGTGGTGTTCAATGATGAAATGGCTGTCATGTGATTCTCCCGTGAGTTGTCTAACGCGATCTGCTCTTTTTTCGCTTGCCGTCTGAAATGCTCCGTTCGGCTTGCTTGCTTTGAACTTAACTGCATTGCCAACCCATGTACGCCATGCGGCCTGCCAGTCAAGCAT